AGGTGTCATTGCTCTTGGTTGATGCAATGGTCTATATTGAGTTGGTTTTTCTTTATACCTATGATGAGGTGAATTCATCCAATTCAATTGCTCTGCTTTTGACAGCATAGTATTTAGAAAATTTCTTACTCTTTTTGCTTTTGATTTAGTAAATTGATGTTTAGCAAACATATCATCTAAAAAATCAGAATACCATTCATGGGTAATTCTTTGCAAAGAAAAGTGATGTGCCTTATCTATATCACCATCGCCTAGAATAAGAAAAAGTGATCTCCTAGAGTCTTTATACCTATTAACTGTATCAAGCTCTAAACCTTCTTGATCAAAAGGATCTAACTCCTTTAATTTTATTCTTTTATCCCATTCTTTTTCTAGTTTAATATTTACATCACCAATAGTCTTTCCATCAGGAAAAACTTTATCAGTAAATTTTTTATTTTTATGTGTATGCTCTAGCCAATCAGTAGCTCTTTGCACAGCAACAAATCTTTTTTCGTGAATAAACTTCTTTTTTTTAGGGATATCATCGCCAGGATTTTGATAATCTACAACGACTTGATAAACCTTTTTACCACGAACTTTTACATTCCAAATCTTCATAACTACTCCTTTTAATTACTCTACAAAAAAAAATAATGTAGAGTGAATGTAGAGTGAAAGTTACTATAAATTACAGATAATAACAATATAAAATAGTAATAAAGTGTATGGGAAATGCCAATATTTGTTGGTTTTTAAGGGGGGATAACGGTCTTGAAAACCGTTTTTGAGGTTGGAATTCTAGGAAAAAAAACTGCGTAGAGTGAGTTTAGAGTGAAAATTTAGATAAAGTTTGGCGGAGAGTGAGAGATTCGAACTCTCGATAGACTTGCATCTATGCTAGTTTTCAAGACTAGTGCATTCAACCACTCTGCCAACTCTCCCTAATACCAGGAGAGTCATAACATATAATTAGGTGGGAGTAGAAGCTATTAATTGACAAGAAAACATTGCAGCCACATCTTTATCTTTGAATGGCTGATCAACGACTTCTACGATCTTATCAACTAGCTCGTTGCAGGTTTCCCAATCCTCAACCTCTTTGCCTAATTCTGCCTGGTATAGACAAAAATTAGTATTTGGCTGAACATTGAGGAAACACACAACAGCTATTATTTTAAACATTACTTCTTCTTTTTGCCTTTAGCTCTTTTTTTCATAGCTCTTTTTTTCATTGCTTTTTTGCTACCTTTAGCTTTGGCTCTTTTTTTCATACCTCTCATGTATATCTCCGTATTGCTGTCTTACGAGTACAGTATCTTCATAGTATTCTTTAGACCAATGCTCGTAATATTTAGTTTTTCTTAAAGATGAACTGCCATCTTCAAGCTTCTGATAACTTTGTATCAAAACCATATAAAATTCATTATCTTGTTCGAATTCCTCACTTTCAAGGAAATCAACTTCTTCATCATCAGGATAACTTGCTATGAGGTAAACATCATCCCTTACAAAGACTTTATTAAGTGCGTGAATATAATCGTTTAACTCATCGGCTGTAATGTCCATATCATCACAAGCAACAATAACGACATCATAATCGCCAAATAATTTAGATTCATCAACAACCTTATTTAAAAAATCCTCTGACTTTTTTACTTCTACAATTTTAAGTTTATTGTTTTGCCTAGTCTTTTTTGCAAACGGACATACTGGCATATTACCAAGATCCTTACTTGGCTTTTCAAGAAAGTCTTTAGACCAGGTAAGTATATCCTCTGTAATAGTTCGCTTCACCTAAATCGTCTTGTTTTCTTGGCAATGCGTTTTGGTTGTCGTGAATGTTGTTTACCTTTTCTTGTATCTCTCCTTTTAGCTCTAGTAGTGGAAGCATATTCGGATGCCGTCATAGATTTAATTGCAGCTTCAGGTAAATATCGTTCACCTGTTTCACTACTTTTCTTACCTGACTTTGTTCTCCATTTTTGCTTTGTCCAGTTTTTAAGACTTCTTTGACTTTTTTTTAGAGCCATTCTTTTTCTTTCCTAATTTTTTAAAGTCTGCTGCTGTAATTTTACCAAATGGTCTAGCAACATCAATTTTCTTTTGTTTTCTGCTCAATCTTCTTGGCATTATTTATATCCTCCACCCGCAGCTTTGTACTGCTTGGCTAACATTTGTGCTTTTCGATTAAAGATGATCCCCCCTGCGTACAAGACGCAGGGGAAATCACCGTCCAGACCATTGACCTGGTCTGCCACCTTTCGATCCTGCTTTTATTTTATTAAACAATCTTTTACGCATAGTAGGTTTTGTATAATTACCTGCTTCGTTTACTCTTGATTTAGATTTTTTTTTCATATCCACTCATCTTTCTCATAAGGACTATGCTTACAATAAAAACACATCCATTTATCACCAATACCAAGAACAAGATCAATTGGATCGCATCCTTCACATTGACGATTTCTTTTTTTTATATCCATCATTTTCTCACCACCAGATAATTCTTGCGGTTTCTTTTCAGGAAATAAATCAAAATATTTATCAGCTCTTTCTTTTCTTCTCGTTTCGCTTCGAGATTGCCTTCGCTTTTTTTCTGGCATCTGCTTTAGAACTAGCTCCCCATTTTCGTAGTGATAATAATAATCTAGTTGGTTTACCGTCTTTAAATTCAGCTCCCTTCATGTTTCCCATTCTTGCTAGGAAACTTGCTCGTCTAGGATTATCACCAGACTTAACAGGTGGTTTTAAGTTAAGACCTTCTTTTCTTTTAAAGTATTTACGACCTGCTGCTGTTAAACCACCAGTTTTACTTTTATGTTCTTTTCTCATTTACTTTTGTTTGCCAATTTTTCTACTGTGCGTAAACTGGACAAACCAAGCATAGCTAGTGTTAATTCTAGCATTATGTCAGTTGGTATTTCTATTTTATCAGTATTAGGTAAAAAGAATTCTAATGTAGGAGCAATAAGAAAAGCATAAGCAAATCCAACACCACAAACCCACATTAAAAATGGTCTTGCTCCTGCCACAAACATTGATCTATGACCTGCTTGTACTTTACTTATTTCAGCTTGTATCATTGCAGGTTTTTGTGCCAATCTTTCTTTTACAATTTCTAAATTTAATTGTTCTTCTTTACTTGTAAATAAAGAATCTAAAACCGATCCAACAGCTTCTACTGGCTCTTTTAAACCACCACCACCAAATAATAATTTTTTAAGCATATTAGAATATGTTGCTAATAATCATTATAACAATAATCACTCCAACTCCCATTAAGAATAGTTGAACTGATCTTTTCAATCCTGACCATGTTTCTTTTATATTTTTCCACATATTAATCTCCTTTGATTATGTTTGCTAATGCCTGGCTTCTTCCTGGCACTTGTCTTGCTAATTTGGAATTAAGAAGCTCGGCTGCACACTCGTTCCATGAGTTATCTTTTGCAAATGCCAAAGTCTTTTTAAACTTTGATAAACCATTTACTCCAATCCAAAATGCTAATTCAACAAAGCAGCCAAACTTTTCGTCTGGCATCTTCATATCCTGGCATAGTCTTGTTGCTCCTTTAAGAGCTATGTCAAAATCTTTATCAAAAACTTTTTCCCAACCTTCTTGTGTCGTTGGTATTTCTTCACCAGGTATAATTCTATGACCATAGCCACCTGTTTGAAAAGACTCTGTGACATCGCCATAAGATAAATTATAAGGTTGTAATCTAAATCCTTCGTGTTCTTTGATGCGGTCTTTCCATACATCAATCAAATCTAAGTTTGTTATTTCCATAATAATATAATATTTTTACTCCTAGTTTTTTTTGTTCAGCCGTAGTTTTCCTGTTAATTCTTTTACCTTTATGTTTACCTGTCAAACGCAAAGAAACAGT